CGCGCGACCTCTTGGCTGCTGGCGTTAGTATGCGCGACGTGCGCGAAATGGTCCAGGCGTTGCCAGAGTGAAGGGCAAATAGATGGGACAGCGCCCTGAATGCTATGATCCCCGGTTACGTGAGCCAACGGATCGTATTGCTGAAGAGCTTTCCCGAATAGGGATCATAGCATTCAAGGCAGGGCTGGCCCCCGAAATTGATGATTTGGTGACGATCGCCAGTCATACCTTTAAGGTCACTGGGACTGCCACGAAAGAGCAATATCTATCGGCGGTAGATAACGCCGGTCATAACCATGACAAGTATTTTAAGGAAGGAGCGTATGACGATTACCGCTTCCTTAGAGTCAAAGAGATTACGCAGTAGAGGGTCAGGCAGAGAGGTTAGGAAATGAGAGTAGAAACCGACGAAAACGAAGGGAATTATATAGTATAAGTCCCAAGGTGTAGTACCATCGTTCTATGAACTGGCCTATTCAAAATCCGCTGGCAGGCATCGGGATTCAACTCGCTGCTATACTAGCAGGCCAATCGTTTCTGGAGAGACAAATGAGCGCAATCGCAACGCAACTGACGGCAATTCAAGGTTCCATCACAGCCTTGCAAGGGGATGTAGCCACGCTTGCAACCGGCATCACCGGCCTGGAGGCCACCATTACACAGCTTCAGCAGTCGATCGCCAACCAAGGGGACGTATTGAGTCCCGCGACGCAGACGATCCTGACGAATCTGGTCACGCAGGCGGCAACCGCAAAGACCGCCGCCGACGCAGCCGTAGCGGAATTACCAACATCGGCCACCTAAACTTTCAATCCGCGTCTGGATCTGGCTGTGGCTGCATCCTCCGTTGCGGCCACAGCCGATTTTTTTGTTCAGATTGACTCTTAAAGTAAGTCTGCTATATTGGGGTCGTGGCGGACAAAAAGAAGCCGAAAGTGACCCCCATCGCAACCCAGATCAAGCAGGTTGCCAGCAGTCCCACGTTGAACCCCGCTCCCCCACTGGTTATTCCCGAGAAATTCGCTGGCATCAAGGTCACCGCCAAGAACCTCTCCAGCCGTTCCATTCAAGGGAAAATCCAGGCCTTTCACGCCATCAAGCACCTATTTAAGTTATTCCATAACTTGGAGATTAGCGTAGAAGCGGGAGATGTGGCGGCGATGAGACTTGTGGCCCAGATGTACGGCTTAGTAGAAGGTGGCAAGGCGGGCACGGTTGTCAACGTCCAACAGAACAACAATAATCAGACAGCCAATATCAGCGCCTCAGGTTCCAAGGGGCTGGCTACACCGGACGCTATCTTCCGCATGTTGGCTGACGAACAGGAAACCCGCCAGTTAGGACCAGCTCGCAGAGTGGTGGATCTGGTTGCCACCCCCGTGGAGTACGAGAAGACCAAGCCGGTCGAGGAATAGTCATGTGGCGACGCGACCCTGGCGTATCCGCCATGATCGAGTACTTGGATCGGGACCTCCCCTTAAAACTGAAGATTAGGGAAGAAGACTGGGACCTGATCCCCTCTATCGAAAGATTTGAACTGATTGAGGGGTTGGCTGACGGGAAGAAGCTCAAAGCGGCCATCGTCGAACAAGCCCGTGCCTGCCGAAACGATTTCAGCTACGCCGCGAGAAATTACTTCTGGATCACTACGAAGGAACTGAAGCGACAACTCCTATCACTCTGGGAAAGCCAGTTCATCATTCTCGATAAGTACTACGAACTGAAGGCCAAGGGCAGAGCACAGAAGATTTTGATTTTGAAAGCTCGCCAATTGGGCTGCTCGACTTTGATTGAAGCGATGATCGCTTGGCGGGCGATGTTCTTTCCAAATACGAGAGCCATCGTAGTCTCGGTTGATCGGGCGCACTCTTCTTACTTATTCGGCTATATGCTGTACATCTACGACAACATGCCGTGGTGGTTGAAGCCGATGCAGTCCAGCCGTAAAGAAGAGACGGGCTTATTCTTCGAGAATGAGGACCCGCTACTCCGTTTAAGACATCCTGGCATGAACTCTCGTGTAATGGTGCAATGGTCGAACCAATACTCTGGAGTAGGACAAGGGATCGCTGTAGACGCGGCCCACGTCTCAGAGTTTTGTGGCTACCTTGAGGACGACTTAGAGCGCATTGTCAACGCCGATTTAGGCAACTCGATGGCTGATAAACCGCAAGTCTTCGGATTCATCGAAGGGACGGGTGAAGGAGCCGGAACCGCTGCGCATCGAATCTGGAGAGCGTGTGAGCGGCGTATGGATCAAGGCAAATGGCCACGTTGGTATCCACTGTTTCTTCCGAGCTTCTTCGAGACAACCAGAGTTCTGGCTCCTCCGAACGGTTGGTGCATTCAAGAACCAGAGAGACTGATGCGGGAGCGGGCCAAGAAGGAATGGCTGACGTGCGCGAATTGTCGGAAGTGGCGCAAAGCCGCGTTATTCGGAGAATCGGTCAGTGGAGCAAAGTGCCCCGACTGTGACACGGGAACCTTGCAACCGATGGTGCTGACGGACGAGCAATGCTATTGGCATCAGGACAACCGCGAGCAAGCTGAAGAACAGGGGGAGAAGGCCAAGAAACAGTGGCTTCAGGAAATGGCCGTCACCGCCGAGGACGCTTGGCAGGTAAGTGGTTTCGTGATGTTCAACGATGCCTGCCGCGAGTGGGTGAATTCGACCGTAGATCGGAATCCAGTCAGGAAGGGAAAGATTTATCGGGAAACCGGCGAAATCCACGGGGCGGGCGGAGAAGATGGCCGGTGTTACATCAAGGGGTGCAATGTCGATCATCGCCAAGACGAGACCCCTTTTTGGGTCTGGGAGGAGCCGCTACTGGGCGTTGAGTACTCAGTTGGAGTGGACCCGAGCGAAGGAATCGGCCAAGACTACAGTGTGATCTTCGTCAACAAGATCGGTAAGTTTGGCCAGCCCGATGAGCAAGTGGCGGTCTGGAGGGATAACCACACCAAGCCCAAGGAATTGGCCTTCTACTGTAACGTCATTGGAAGGTGGTACAACGACGCCTTGATGTGCATCGAGTACAACGTCTATCAGACTGTTGGTGACGATGTGCTGATTTTTTATCAGTACCCAAATGTCTTCCGGTGGAAACATCTGGACTCCCTGCACCCTTTGTCCGGGAAATGGCATTGGTACACCAAAGTGAATACGAAGGCGTACCTTCATCAGACGGGAGTGGACTGGCTCTTGTCTCACACTTGGGTAATTAGGTCAGCAAACTTTGCAGAGGAAATGACCACTTACCGGAAAGAAGAGGCTGACTCGCGGACCTTCGGGGCTGAGGAAACGTTTCACGACGACGAACTCCTTGCCGGTCTCATCTCTCTTTACTGCGCCCATGAAATGGACTGTGACGAAGGAGGCCGCGTTCGCGTTCCAGGCGTAGTGGAAGTCCAGAAGCCCGCGCGGTATCGGTGTTACTGTCAGACTTGCCGGTACGGGGAGACGGTGGACTCGGAAGGCAAATGGCCGTGGGTCTGCGATAACCCGGAACGAGAATACCGTTGTCCGCAATGCGGCTCGATCCAACTGAAGGCTATTTCGCTGGAAATCCAACTGCCCAACTCGTTGGGTTTTGAAGGACTGATGACGTTGATGGGGAAGAAGCCGGAAGGCCAGCCTTATGAACCGAGGATTGAGGACTTGTAGTCAAGGGGAAACGGGAGTACTATAAAACCCAAGGAGAAAGCCGTGAGCGTTAAGTACAACATTCAACTTGAGCTATCCGAGAACGACATCGGACCCCTAATGACCATGGTCGAGGGGGATGAGAACGAAGTTCAGAAGCTCACCCAGATCATCCAGACACTCTTAAAGGACGTTTCAGGCGGCGGGCTGATGCTCACCCCGAACGAGATGGCGCGCATCACGGAGTCCACCGGCTTAGAACCGACTTCCGGCGAAGAACTCTTGCCGCTATTGGCGGAGGCGGCGGGCCGCGAAGAGGGCAAGTTGACGTTCCGGTGCTCCGTGGACCCGGTATACGAAGACTATTACCAGGAGGCCGCAACATCTCAAGGGCGAACCGTGAAAGAGCTGATCCAGGACATCTGGGACATCTTCATAGACGGAGACCCGATGCAATACAATATGGGAAACTCCGGCTATCCTCACTTGGTCCGCATGATGCCCAAAGACAAGCAGGCCCTAGAAACACTTCTGGGCGGTAAGTTCGAGACAGGCACCGATCTGGTCAAACTGATTCAGGAGTCTCTGGGCGGCGGGCTGTTCCAGGACATCGCAGAGAGCCATACGGAGGCGGTGTGATGTTCGAACTCGACAAGGACAAATACAGGTTACTCGCACTTGAATTTCTTCGCAGGAACGAAGGCCACATAACGTTGTACGGATCAGACTGTGCGACTGAAAACCTTGAAGGAGCGGATATTGAGGCGGTAGCCTCCTGCAAGACCATAGACGTTGAGTTCTACCTCATTGATAAAAATGAGGCTGCTCGTCGGAAACAAGAAGACTCTATCCTGATCCCAGCGGCTAATGAATTGGTAAGGCGCATGATCGCCAATAGAACCCTTGGCAGGACTGTTAAATACGGGTTCACTGGCTTCAAGAGAGGTCACGAAGGACCGTTTACTGGTCAGATATATCCAGCCATCCGTTTGGCTGAGTTCCGATCAATTAATATACCACGAGAAAGCCTTGCTGATCTGTGCGAGGTAGCCGCAGCAACTAAGGCGGCAATAGAAAGCTTGGAGATGGCCTTACGGCCAGTTCAGGAGTCCCACGTGGGACAGGAGTAGATTGTGCCAGTTTTTGAGTCAGTGTGCGTCTCCAAGACCTGCGGCAACCGTGGTCTGATTGTGGAGCACTTCTATAAACACTGGGACGATCCGACTGAGCCCTGCGAAGAGTGCGGGGAAAGAACGGAGAAGATACCCAGTTCGTTCGCCAGTCCCTTCATGGGAGATATGGGACGGAAATACGTGGACAGATCCCTAGACGATGGCGACCGCCAGGACCTTCACCACTGGGTCTGGGACAGGAATACCCCGGACGGCAAACCTAAGCCCCGCTACATAGAAACCTTCCAACAGCAAAAAGAGTGGTGCCGCAGCAATGGTGTGGCCCTCCCATCCGAACTCCCAAGCAATTGTGAAGCCTCCGAAGATGGGAGGAAATTGCAGAAAGCTACCGCCACATTACGTGACCTCAAGGAAGCCGAAAAGAAACAACAGGTTGCCGAAGCCAAAGAGGCGTCGTGACGGCACAAATATACTCGACACACCCACAGGAAATCTGTTAGGATCAATACACAGAGGAGCCTGAGGCCATGACGCTGTGTATTGCCGCAACCTGCACCTACCAAGCAAAGTCAACGCTAGTTTTGTGCCGTGACTGGCAGGTTAACAAAGGCACGCTAATAACTTCGGACGATGCAGACAAGCTACGAGAAATCGAAGAAGGAGAATCGCACTGCTCGATCTTGATTTCTGGACAACCGACACGCGCCGATCAATTACTTAACGCTTGTGATCCAGCGATACGTGGATACATGCGAGAGTCTAATCCGGCAGATACCGATTTGCATATCGACGCCTTACTTGAGGGATTGAGAGCGGCGTGCCGCAATGTGAAGCGTAAATTAGTAAATCACTTCGTTAGTATGACCCTTAACATGGACTTTGAGGAATTCTCTAAACACGGGCGGGAATGGCTCCGAGAATCTCACTACGACGATGTGTGGCACGAGATACGCCATTTGAACCTTGGCGCAGAGTTGTTGATTGCGTTATTCGATGCGGAACAATACGGACAGATCGTTCGTGTTGATCTTTCCGGCGAAGTACATTGGGAAAACGACTATTCAACAATCGGCACTGGGTCAGACATTGCTCAGGCGTTTCTTTGTCAGAATGAGATGTACGATCCCGACACTATAACGCTTGGGGCCTGCATTTATGAACTACTACGCGCCAAGTTTGCGGCGGAGCGGAGTCGTGATGTTGGAACCGGAACTAGCGTTGACATTATTGTTGGCGGTGCCCAAAAGTACAGCATCAGCGATAAAGGCTTTAAGTATTTCGAAAATAAATTGCGACCATACAAAATTCCAAAGATCACCTTTGCTGAAGATTTTCTCGAAGAGGACATCCCCGCAAAGCCAGAACCAAACGTCGATAATGATGTATCCTGACGACAGTGAAACGATCTACCG